AAGAAATATAAGATTTCATTGACGCTTTAATAGCGTCAAAGTCGAGTGATGTTACGCTGATTACGGAATTTGCTGCCATTTATTTTACCTTGTACGTTCGAGTAGCACGTTGACTGTTATCGGCTCTGAACTGTTTCTTACTCTAAATGTAATCGTGACGTTAATAATATTACGATCTTCGATTGATTGAGTCTTGATCTCATCAACGATTGCTCTTGGTTCAAAGTTATCAAGCGCCTGGCGGATATTCTTTGAGATGTTATATTCAGTCAGAGAATCCATATTCTCAAAAAGCTGTGAACGAACATCACCACCAAATGTTGGATTATACGGGCGCTCATAAAAATTTGTCAGAACAATATTCTTCACACTCTGTTTCACGGCATCACGATTGACCAAAGATTTTACATTGCCAGTCACAGGATGGGCTGTAAAACTCAAAGGAATATCTTTGAATACTGGTTCTTTTAGTTCAGGCATTTGACTTCTCTATTTTTTTGATATTTATAATCTATGCTAACAATAAACCAGAACGATATGATCTTCCGTCATTGGTGCTCAGTATAATCTTATCATTTGTTCCTCTTGACCCAGCATATGCTATGTGAATCCACCCACCTGCATTACCAAGATTTTCAAAGATTAGTTGTTTATATGAAGGCAATAATTCTTTTATTTCTTTCGCAACTTCAAGAGTCTGAGCTCTAGTAAAGCCAGGAAATTGAATATCAACGGCTTGTCCATACTCATGATCACTTCTACCATTTTTTCTTTGACGAAAACCAGAGTTTACAGTAAAACTAGTTCCATACAATCCACGGATCGGTTCCAATACATTAATTGCTAATAGTTGCAGGTTGCATGCTATTTGACCTTCAGTCAAACCATTTTGTGCCGTTATTTTATGTGGAAATAATGCTTGAGTACTTAAACTGGCTAATGTATAATTCGGTGAAAGTAAGGTTGAATAATCAGAATCAGACAAAGTTGCTTGGAATGAATTACAAATAAATTGCGTGTTAACTTCAGTTTCTGTTTCTTCTGGAGCATCAAGTATGGTCGCTGTTGCAACTTCAATAATAGAAGGAGTTACATTTGGATAGATAGCTTCAAGCAATGCTCTTGAATTTTTAGGATGAAACGGATTATTAAAATTAACATCACCAATACCTCTAGTAAACGATGTAGCTGATAAAGCGCCTGTTGCAAAATCAACATCATCACAATCAATATCGCTTGTTCTAGATGGATCGGCTGGACATGAGTAATCTATTCCTTCATCATGTCTAGAATAAGTATCTTTGCCTATCCATTGATGTTTGTCATCATTAAATCTTACATGATTTGGTCCATTATATGTTATATCAGATTTACCATTGATGGTTTCATCACTCTCCCCATTCACTGTTGTTGCTCTTGTTCCAACAATTGTTTGATCTAGATTGCCTCCAAACTTAAATCTAGCACCAGATCCAGTCTGATTTACATCAAGTTCTTTCCCCGCAAGAACATTAATATCACCATCAACTTGTAAATTCATATCTCCTTTAATCATCAAATTGTAATTGCCATCAATAGTTACGTTACAGTTCCCACTGATATAGACAGAATTATCATCAGCAATTATTTCATAATTATTTTTCTTAACTTTAGAAACTCTATTCCCATCATTGTCAATATACTGATGAGTACCAGAGCGATGCATATCTAAACTTCGTTCATTTTCTGGAGTATCATCATATTCTTGAATATGGCCACTTTCAGTTTCATATACATGGTTAAATGGATATACAGCATTATTCTCGTAAGGAGGTGATGACCATTTAGTTGACGATAAAGCTATCGGAACATCAGTTGCAGCTTCACCCTGCAAACCACTCTCAACTATATGATCAATACCAGATCTTGCAAGCCGATTTACATCTGGCTCTCCAATTCTCGATGGATATATGCCATTTGGATCGTTGAAGCCTTTTGTAGGATTTGCTACTTCTGTTGGAATACCAGCAATCGAACCCATGATAATTGGTCGTTGAGCTTCCACCCCATCAGCAAAGAAACCAATTACCCATGATCCTTCTACAAGACCGGTTGGTGATCTACCGATATCGCCCATCGCACCAGATGTGATTGGCTGCATCGGCTGAGCCCATGGAAGATCTTCGGTAGGAATCTCTCGCTTATCTTCTGTATGCCATCCATAACAACGGACACGCACCCGACCGAGCTCGAGTGGATCAGCTCTATCTTCAACGACGCCAAAAAACCAGATGAAATCTTCGCCTAAATTTTTCATTATACTTCAACCACTTTCTTTCCATAAGTATCTTTTACACATTCAAATACAGTGAAAAAATTGTTATCAGTTTTATTGTAAGTGTGTCTCACTGCAGTGACAAAGAATCTTCTATCATAAAGAAGATTGAGACTGTTCATAAAATCTTTATTTTCAGTCGATTGTGGGATATGTAGGTTTACGATATCTCCAATTTCAATCTCTGTATTGCCTGGAATACTGATACTTAATACTATATTCTCTAACTGTAATCTTGAAACGACATCATATTTCATAAACTTATGAAGTCTTCTTGGATTACGAATTTGAGGATCATCATCTCTTGCGGGATTGAGATAATCAAGACGGCTGTAATTCTCTCCAATATGAGAAGGCAGAAAATATTTTACTGATGAGCCTGCATTAGTTGCAAATAAGGAATTTTCTGAATACGCAAAATTTGTTCCAAAAGAGTTTTTAGCATTCTCAATATGCCCGATCTTGCTGAAATCATTCTCATATACAAATACATCTGAAGTAAATTTCTTAAGTATTGGATCAATGGTTTCAATTGTATGGGAATAATAACCACTATTAAGTCTTGCAAGAGTATCGAACTGATTGATGAATTCGATGTTTGTAATCATCTGATACTGATGTATTTTATCACCTCTATTCTCAAATACTTCAAACGATGCTTCTGTAAAATAAAAATTCTCAACAGGATCAGCAGATAACATACTGTCAATCGTCTTAAAATACCAACCACTATTTTTTTCAAAGAAAATGAAGTTTGATGCTTGACTTGCATCAGTATTTTTTGCCTGAGCTTCTTGACAGAGATATTGAATTGCCTTAAATGGTTTTTCACCTGGAAAAACTATATGGCAATTATCCAAAGTTTCTTCTATCTCTAAAACTCTATTTGTTTTAATGATTCTATATTCTTCCTCGGTAGGCTTGAGAAATGAATTATAGATACCCTTTACAACTGTAGAGATTGGAAGATCCTTATACGATTTATTGATAGATTTTCTCATGTTGCTGATTACTTCCTGACTAATGCCATGAAGAACATAAGCTTCCGAACGAGGCTCTGCTTTATTTTTATTTGTCACGCTATAGATCTGAAAAACATATGTGAGAATATCATCGAATGTAGGCGTACGAAATGAAAGTACAAAGACTTCATCACCAACGATGGGTAGCATTTCAACAAGACCATTTGCATCAGCCAGAACAATTTCACATTTAGTACCATTCGTAAAAAGATCGTGATAGATGCTAAATTCGACCATCAGATGACGAATATCTACCACTGATTTTCTGTAATTATATAGCAGAAAATTGTTGATTTCAATATCACCGGGACGATATGTAAGTTTTTCAATTACCGCCATTATTCAAAAATACTTTCAGCTTCAGCTAGAAATTGTGTGAGATAATCCTTATGTAGGATCTTGATCGTGCGTTTGCTCTCATTGAGTCTTTCTTCATATGTAAAGTTTGATACTTCTCTTTTTTCCGTTGCAGAAAGACCAGCATATGTTGTTGCATCAACAGTGATGTATTTCTCTGGAAGGATTGTACCATCAAATCTTACAGATTGCGATTGGAGAATCTGTTCGTAGTGATGAACACCGTTAAGAGCAGATTCTACTGATCCATACTTACCCTTGACATAGTTAATGAAGTCTTGATATCCAAGAGGGAGATCGTATTGCGGATCAATGATATTGTTAACAACATAGATGACCCAATCAAGAGTAGAATCACCATAGTATCTCTGAGCGATATACTGAACAGACTGACCTTCTCTTAAATCGTGTGTATAATAGAGAGCAGCTTTATTTTTCAAAACTTCTTGTAGACGATAACGTACAAGAGGATTCTGAATAGTCTTTGGTCGACTATTCTTTAAGAGATCATATGAAATTGACGGATGTTTATTAAAAAAGAAAGGCATTTTTATCTATTCTGTCTTTCGATTGATTCTTTTGTTATGATGGAAACTTCTTGGAATGAAGCATTGATAGTAATAGATACAGGTGCTTTTTCATTCACAGGAAAGTATTCATCTCCGAAATTTGCTTCGTCTAAAACATCATGATAAAGAGGTTGGCCTTCAGAATGATAATTGACTTCAAACGAAGTGAGAACAGAAGGAGCAATATTAAATAGATATCCCCCGTAATGAAAGTCAATATCGAATTGGTGTGGATAATCAAAAAAATGTGGATTGTTTTGATTCATACCAGGCGCAGAATAAAACTTAAATTTACGAATGATTTCTCGAATTGCATTAGTTTCCTTCAATGATCTCGCCATCAATTTCCAACTAAACTGATGTGTTCTAAATTGAGGTGAATCATACATCAAAGCCATATAGGGATTACGTGCAAGGCCAGCGCCAGCAATTGCACCTTTTACAAATTGCCCGCCAACAGCACCCCCAACACCACCAAAAATACCTCCAGCCGGACCGCCGACGGAGGCGCCGATTGCTGTACCAATTGCAGCTGCGGCTTCTTCTGCTGCTTGAAGTCCATAATAACCACCAGCATTCACTAAATCTTTCGTATTAATAGATGTAATTTGATCGATTATACTTTGAATAGAACCAGCACCTGTGATTGCATTAGCTATATTTTGGCCTGATGCAGCGCCAGCCATGCCGGCAACACCAATACCTTCAGCATTATACGAATGAGAATATTGTGTTCCAAGGTTTGCTGGGAGAGGAAGAAAGATTCTTGAAATATCATTTTTTACTGGAAAATCATTTCTTCTAGTAAATTCAGCCTTATTAACTCGAAAGCACATCCAATAATCAATTTCAGCAATATCCTGTGGAAATGCCAATTCAAGCATCTGTGCACCAGCAAGAGCACTTTCTAATTCATCTCTTACAGCAAACTGATCTCTTTGTTGGATTGGTGTTAAAGCCGTTTCTGGCATTTATAAATATCCTTACTGCAATCTTTTTATTATTTATAATGAAAAATCTCAAAGGTAGATATAGGCCATCCAATCCGTACAAGTATAAAGGCGATTCCTCGAACGTAATTTATCGCAGTTCGTGGGAGTTGAAGTTTATGAAGTGGTGCGATCTGAGCGATAATGTATTATCGTGGCAGTCAGAAGAATTTTTCATACCTTACAAACATCCACTTGATGGTAGATTTCATAGATATTTTCCGGACT